AATTAAAATTAATATATAAGGAGAAACATTATGGCACATTTTGCAAAACTAGGAGCTAACGGAAAAGTTATATCAGTATTAACTTTAGATAATAAAGATATGTTAAATGCTGATGGTGTTGAAGATGAAAGAGTAGGACAAGAATATTTACAATTACATAATAATTGGCCTGCTGAAATGTGGATTCAAACTTCATACAACACATTAAGTAATAAACATCTTTCTGGTGATGACTCAAAAGCATTAAGAGGTAATTACGCAGGTATTGGTTATGAGTGGGACGAAGATAATCAAATCTTTTGGCCTAAAAAACCTTGGCCATCTTGGGTAAAAAATACTACAACTGCTAGTTGGGATTCACCAATTGGTGACCCTCCTGCATTAACAGCAGAACAAGAATCACAAAATAATGCTAATACTCATCTTTGGCACTACGTCTGGAATGAAGCTAATCAATCTTGGGACTTGACAGATCAATTAGCATAAATTAAAAATGGTGGTGGTATGCAGAAGAAAGTATTAACAGAACAAGCATTATATTTTGGTGATGTGGCAATGCCTAAAAATTGGGACATTGACCGAGATAAATTATCAGGCGACATCTTACAATCAAGAATTCAAAACAAAGAATTTCCATTTTCAAAAACTTGGGATATGTTGAATACATATATACGAGATCACAT